GACATGCAGCAGTATTTCAACGTGGATCTCGCCAAGCTGTTGGCGGAGTCAGAGGCCGGAACCGCGGCGGAGCAAGTAACTAACGACGAGGTGGACAAGAAGAAAGGCGAGCTGGAAAACAAGTTTGGCAAGGGGTTCCACAAAGACCAGGAAAAGGAAATCACCTGCCCGAAGTGCGGGGAGACTTTTTTCATCAAGGCATGAAATAGTCCTTGACAAACCTAGCGCGTTGTGTCAAACTTGTTTTGTAAGGAATTCTCAGTTAAGGGGTTGAAGTGCAGAATCTAAAATGGAAGAGAGCCAAGTCGTATCCCGACGCTCCTCATGAATATGTGGTGTACGACTGGGACCCGGAGTTCTTCAAGGAACTATTCACCGAGATGCGCCGGAGGATTGCCACGGAAGGCGTGAAGCAGAAGTTCACTCTTCGCGGTAAGACCTACACCTACAACTATTTGTATCACTCTGATGGCTACAAATACTGGGCCTTCCAGCGTATTCTCAACCGGACGTTGGCGGTGGGGGAGAACGCCAGACCGGTGGCCATGGACAGCGCACAGCCCGGTCTGGAGCCGGAGCCCGCGCTCGAAGGTGGAGCAGCCGGGCCGACGCCGGGCCGGTTGGAAGAACTGCTCGCCCATGTGGGGCCAGCGGAAACGGAGCAACAGAGAGCGTACCGGCTTAAGAAAGACAAGTGGACGCTGCACCTGTTCTGAGTTATGAGCGATTCAACAAACGAAGGCCATCCGATTGATTCGGAAGAAGAAAAGGTCGAAGAAAAACGTCCACCGGGCCGACCCAAGGGGAGCTTGCAAAAGCCCAAGTGGGTATGGAAGCGCATTCGTGTGGACGATCTGCCTCGTAATCCGATTGGTTCACCCGGGAAGTATAGCAAGCGGATTGCCAAAAAAATATGTCTTGAGATAGCTACAACCGCACGCGGAATTAAAGAAATTTGTGAAAAGAACTCTGAGTTCCCAAGTGCTGAAACGGTTTATGGTTGGCTATTCAAAAAACCCGCCTTCTTTGAACTCTGGAGTAGAGCAAAGGTTGCCCAGGCTGAATTGTTGGCAGAGCAGATTGTAACCATCGCTGACACCCCTAAACTTGGACAGATTACCACGGCCAGCGGGAAGGACAAAGAGGGCAAGCCCATCGTCAAGGATATTAGGATCGTTGATATGGTTGAACACCGTCGCCTTCAGATAGAGGCTCGTAAGTGGATGGCATCCAAGCTCATGCCGAAGAAGTACGGCGATCGCTTGGAAGTGGCGGATGCCCGCGATCCATTAGGTGAACTACTAAAGGAATTCCAAAGCGCCTACAAGGGCCTGGCCGCTGGACAAGAGGCGGAGCCAAAGGCCGCTGAGACCCCACCGCAAACACCTATGCCTTGATCTTATCCGAGCGCTCGGTTATCATCGTGGCGTGGACCCACGAAGCGAAGCCGCTAAAGTGCTTGGATCAATAGGCGGGAAGACGACCGTTAAGCGTTACGGCCGTGACTATATGCAGCGCATCGGTAAGCTTGGTGTCCGACCGCTAAAGAATCCCCCTTCACAAAACGATCACGATCCGGAAACCTGCCGAGTGTATGGGTGTGGCCGTTGCAAGTTGGCTGGCGTTCACAATACTGGGAGGGGCCTATAATCTATGCCTATCCTGAATTTTTCTCCGCGCATGGCTCTCTTTGCGTACAAACCACTTGAGCAGGATTGCAGGCTAAATCTTCTGACCGGCTCAGTTCGGAGCGGTAAGACATGGAGCATGATCCCCAAAATATTGGCAGGATGCCGGTATCCAGTCCGGGGTTGGCGCGTGCTTACTGGGGTATCGAAAGCCACTATTTTCAATAACGTTCTCAACGACCTCTTCGACCTTATCGGTGAGAAGAATTACAGCTACAACCACCAGTCCGGAATCCTACGGCTGTTCAACTCACATTGGATGGTTATTGGGGCACGGGACATTGGCAGTGAGAAGTTCATCCGGGGCATGACTGTGGGCTTGGCGGTATGCGATGAAATCTCGCTGATGCCGGAGGGCTTCTTCAAGATGCTGCTCACCCGTATGAGTCCTTCCGGAGCGCGGCTGTACGGAACCACCAACACCGACTCACCTCTCCATTGGCTCAAAAAAGATTACCTGGACCGTGAGAACATACCGCAACCGGATGGGCTTAAGGGCTTGATTTATGTGATGCACTGCACGATGGATAATAACCCCAACCTCTCGCCGGAATATGTCCAAAGTCAAAAGGCGCTTTACAAGGGCCTATTCTACCAGCGGTTCATCTTGGGGCTCTGGGTACTGGCTCAGGGAGGGATCTTCCGTGATGCCTGGAGCGAAGAACTAAAATTCACCTCTCCCAAGCTCGGTGAGACCGAAGAGGACACACGGCACCGGGCCAATGGGATGACCATTGAGCCCAAGACGCTGAAGAATCCCGGCGGATTTGTTGATCGCTGGGTGTCGGTAGACTGCGGCGTGGACCATCCCCAAGTATACCAAGAATTCTATGACGATGGCACCAACATCTGGATAACCCGGGAGTGGCGTTGGGACTCCAAGTTGACGATGCGGCAGTTGACCGATGCGCAGTATGCCGACAAGCTGATCGAGTTCATGGGAGAGAACAAGGCGTGCCAGATCATCATTCCCCCTGAAGCGCTTTCGTTCAAAACCGAGTGCGTCTCTCGCGGGCTCTGGGTGACCGATGCCGATACCGATGTGAACGATGGGATCGATACGGTATGCTCGCTGATGATTAAGAAAAAGCTGCGAATTCACCAGGACTGCACGGGGGTCCTAACGGAAATCACCACCTACGCTTGGGACCCGGCAGCCGCTAAGTTGGGGAAGGAACAGCCGCTCAAATTGAACGATGACTCATGCTTCGTGGCGGGAACCAAAATAACGACTCCAACAGGGCAAAGAAATATCGAGGATTTGCGCGAGGGGGATAAAGTCATAACCCCATTAGGGGAATGCAAAGTTCTGTCTGCCCGTCCGGTTGAAGGGAAAATAACAATCGAACGGCGCGGCCTACGTGGGCTTGGAGATCATTACGTGGCCACGAAAAAAGGATGGACAAGACTGGATGGATTGCGATACGATGATGAATTATGCGAGTGGAAACCATTATTTTCAACGGCATTAAATTCAGACGATAGCCAGATTCGAAGCACATTGCACACCAGAGATATTTCCGGCCAGGCATACATGATGCCCAAGCCGGAGTTCAGGCACTTCACCAGGAAATCTGAAAGTTCCATAATGGACCGATTCCAAGCGGTTATGATGTCCATCACAAAGATGGGGACCACGGGAATAATGACATCACTAATTTTGAATTACTCACCAAGCGCGAACACCAAAGACGCCATCCAAGACCTTACGACCCAACCCATCTGGATAGGATTAGGCCACTCACTAAGGAATGGCATTGTTCAAAAGATGGAAGAGACTGGCATCGGAAGCATAGCAGGGAAATATGGAAAAACGCCAAGCCGGTCACGCTTACCTGTCAGTATTGCCATGCGGAATTTACTTCTAAATGCCACAGAGAAAATGTTAAGTTCTGCTCTAACAATTGCAAGTCGGCTTTCCGGCGTAAATCGCATGTGGACGATGTTCCCACAATTTGCAAGAAGTGTGGCGCGATGTTTATGTCCGACCGCTACCAACCAGTTGGAAAATGTACCCGATGTGCCCCCAAGAGAAACCGTCGAGACAGTGTATTTGTTGAAAACTGAGCACGGCTGCTACATTGCCAACGGAATCCTTGTGAGTAATTGCGACACTCTGCGCTATGGCCTCCACGGAAAAATCCCTCGCTGGAGAATTGCCGCTTGATTTCCTAGATTTGTGTTACACTTGCCCCGAATAGGGGTGCCGAGAGGTGGAGAAAGACATTGGCAGGCTAATACGATATAATAGGGGTTGTCGAGCGCGTCAACGCCCGGCTTACACCCTATCGCATACGAGGTGCGACATGACAACCCCCGAGCAATCATACCGCGAAATCCCTTTGACGCAAGGCCAAGTTGCGATTGTCGATGCGGCCGATTACGAATGGCTGAGCCAATGGAGTTGGTGGGCTGACTGGAATAACAACGCCAAGCTATTCTATGCGGTTCGCGCTGAGCATTCATGCAAGGGATTCCATAAAATTTACATGCACCGACAAATTCTAGGCTTGGAGCGCGGTGACCCCCGCAGGGCGGATCATCGTGAGCCATTAAAGACCCTCGACAATAAGCGAGAGAATCTTCGGCTGGCCACGGTTGCTGAAAACGGGCATAACCGTGGCAAGAACAGAAATAACACAACGGGCTATAAGGGCGTCATCCTTCACAAAAACTCTGGACTTTACAGGGCCGAGATCATGGTGAACAGGAAGCGCATTTACTTGGGATATTTTGAGAAAGTTGAAGACGCATCGGACGCATACAAGGCAGCCGCGCTTGAATATCACAAAGGCTTCGCACGCACATGAAAAAATCAAGCAAACAATCGCTTAGGCGGGATGCTGCAAGAAAGAAGACGGATGTTGTAACGGCATCGCTTGATGACCGCGCCCTACGCTCCTACGTTTTGGACTATTTCCGTAACAGTGCTGCACGCATGGGGCATAGCACACCATCCTTGGCAGAGGGTACGGAATATGAGATGGTGCGATTGTCATTACAGTATTGGCTATTACTAACATTGTTTCGAAATCATTGGTTGGCTCGAAAAATTGTTGAATTGCCCGCACAGGATATGTGCAAGAACTGGGCGAAGATCAAGGGGGATACGGAACCCGAAGACATCAAGCGGTTCGACCGGGTAATCACCAAGACCCTGACACCTTCACGCATTGAGCAGGCCATCATCTGGGCCCGGCTGTTCGGCGGTGGCGGGTGTCTCATGTGCATAAAGGGGCATGAGAAGTTTCTCGATGAACCGCTTAACATTGATGACGTGGAACCAGGGAGTTATCTTGGATTGATTCCTTTCGACCGCTGGGTTGGCATCATTCCGATGACCGGGGAAATTTCAACCGACCTTTCCAATCCTATGGACTGGGGCCTGCCGAAGTATTACGAGGTTCGTGACTCCAGCAGCTCGCAATCCTTCCGGGTGCATTGCTCACGTATCCTGAGATTCATTGGGCCGTCCGTTCCGACGCCAGAACTGCAAGCGCAAACCTACTGGGGAATTTCAGTCCTGGAGCCCGCCTACGAGGATATCCGCAAGCTGGATAATGCCACATGGTCAACCCTAAATCTCATGTTCCGCGCGCAGATCATGGCACAGCGCAACCCGGAGTTGTCGCAACTTCTTTCTGGGGTTGGCTCGACTCAACAGGCCACGATGCGCTGGCAATCCGCCATGCAGGCCCAAAACGAGTTGATGTCAAATCAGTCGATGATGATTCTCGGGAAAGAAGGGGAACTCTTCACGACGCAGTATTCGTTTGCCGGAATGTCGGAAGTGGTTTCCATGTTCATCATGCTGTCGGCTGGGGCCGCGGAGATCCCGGTAACTAAGCTTTTCGGCCGCACCATTACCGGCCTGAGCCAGTCCAATGAAGGTGACGAACGGCTGTACGAGGGGAACATCGCGCACAAGCAAGTGAGCGATTTGAAACCTCAACTTGACTCGAAGCTTTATCCGGTGATTGCAATGAGCGCTTGGGGAGAGGTCCCCGATGACCTTGACCTTGAATTCCCCAGCGTTCGCGTCATGCAGGAAGAGGAGAAGTCAACTCTGGCGGAGAAGGGCTCCGCGGTCATCCTTGCTGCGTTCAACTCCGGCGTGATTGGTCCCAAGACCACGCTCCAAGAATTGCAGCAGCTCTCTCAAAAAACCGAGGTCTTCAGCAACGTCACAGGCGAGCTTATCGAGAAGGCGCCGGAAGAACCGCAGATGCCGGGTGAGGGAATGCCACCTGGCATGGGCGGAGGCGAGCCCGGCGCTGGCGAAGAGGGAAAAGAAGAGCCGGGAGAGGAAGATTGGAAGAAGTATCTCCCGAAAGCCAAGAGCCCATCCAGCGAACTGCACGCCGAGGCTGGCGGGGCGATGGACTCCATTGCGAAGCGTTCAACGTGGCACGGCCTTGACGTTTCAATCGAGAATCCATCGGGCAGCGTGCGCTCGGGTA